CCGGAAATGTTTGTGCCGAATATGACAGGCCGGGTTGTACCTAACAATGCGCTTGGCGGCGGTGAGGTTACGGTCAACGTAATTAACAATACCGGAGCGCAGACCCGCACCGAGGAGACGCAGGGACCGAATGGCGCAAAGAGCATCGACATCATCATCGATGAATCAGTTGCGCGCAGTATCGGATCACCGGGTAGTCGCACAACGCGGGCGCTGCGTAATTCATTCTCTGGCTTAAATCCGCAACTTGCTGGGAGATAACTGATGGCAAGCTGGCCCGGTACATTACCGCAAACCGTTCTCGCAACGGCTGTTCGCACAAGGCAATCCGGTCGCGTTCGATCCAGTATGGATTCGGGACCGGCGAAGCAGCGGCAGCGATTTAGTGCGACAACGAAGAACTATGACGCCGAGATTATCGTTACTGGCGCACAATTAACGACGTTTAACACGTTCTATGAAACGACGCTCGGCAACGGCACCGATTCATTTACATGGACAGACCCGTTCAGCGGTGCATCAGAGACGTTGCGGTTTCGCGATGAGCCGGAGGAGACGCTGTTAAAACCGGACGGTACGGCAAATGATCGCCTTTTCTCGATAACGCTGCCGCTTGAAGTCCTGCCCTGATGCCTGTTTCCAGCACATTTACAAGCAGTGCATTCGCGCAAGATGCGACGGATGTATGGATGGTATTGCTGACGATTGAGCATTCCGATCTGACGCAACCGATCAGGGTCGTTAATAATACCGAGAACGTGACATCGAACAGCGAATTGTTCGTTGCTTTTCCATTCGACATCACGCTGCCCGATAACCGTGATGGCTCGCCACCAACTGCAAAGTTGGCAATCGATAACGTGTCACGCGAAATTGGTGAGGCCATTCGCTCCATAAGCAGCCCCGCTTCGGTGAAAATACAGATTGTGCGCTATGCCGCGCTTGATACTGTCGAAATCGAATGGCCTTATTTTACGCTGCGAAACGTAAAATGGGATATGCTGAAAGTCAGCGGCGATTTATCTTTCGAGGATTTCGTCACAGAACCATATCCAGCAGGTAAGTTCGTTCCGTCGCAATTCCCCGGATTGTTCTAAATGGCAATCGATATCGACAACTTCATATTGAAGGCGGTCGGCGTGCCATTTGTCGAACATGGGCGCGACTATGACGGTTGGGATTGCTGGGGGCTGTGCATACGAGCCTACAAGGACGTTCTGGGTGTCAATTTGCCGGATTTCATCTATACTGACACGGCAGCTTATAAGGCGCTCAAATCTAATTTTGAGACGCGTTCGGGCGGATTTTGGCAAAGTGCTGCACCCGGCGATATGTCGGTCGCTTGTATTTTTCGGCGCGGACTTGTTATCCATGCCGGGTTATCTATCGGGCGCAAAATCTTGCACGTCGAAAAGGGCATCGCGACTTGCCTAGAACCGGCGAAAAAGATGAGGATTGAAGGCTATTATGAACCAACTAGTCACGCAGCCGCATCCGTTTAAGGAAGAACGCGCTTATTCAGTAGCACCGCAGGGCGCGACCATTGAGGATATAGTCGAGCAGGAAATACTCGATCCTGTACTGCGAGCGCATACGCACGTCAGCATCGAAGATGTCTACATCCCGCGTGATAACTGGAAATCTGTTCGCCCAAATCCCGGCTGCACTGTATATCTGAAAGTATATCCGCAGGGTGGCGGTGGCGGTGGCGGTGGTGGCAAGAACCCGCTTCGCACCATTTTGACTATCGGCGTCGTCGTGGCATCTTTCGCATTTGCAGCACCGCTCGCGGCAGGATTGGGATTGCCCGCAACTACTACACTCGCAGGCTTTACAATCACCGGATCGCAAATCGCTGGTGCGATCATATCGGTGGCTGGCACACTTTTGGTCAATGTTATCGCTCCGATACGTCCCCCGCAGATTGCGAACCTGTCTTCGACGCAAGTTCTACAGGACAGCCCGACGCTATTTATCGAGGGCGCACGAAATAATGCGCGGCAGTTCGAGTCTATCCCGTCGGTACTTGGCACATATCGGCATACGCCGCCGCTGGGTGCGCTATCTTTTACTGAGGTTATCGGCGGCGATAACTACTTGAGAATGCTCTTGGTGTGGGGATATGGCCCGCTAAAGGTAGAAAATATACGCATAGGCGAGACGCCGATAACTGATTTCGAAGGTGTGCAGATTGAGACACGCGAAGGCAGGGCGGGCGATGCAGCGGTGACGCTATTTCCCGATTCGGTTGAACAAGATTCACTGTCGATTTCTTACACAGAAGCGACGTCGTTCACGCGCTCTGCTCCGACCGGAGCCGATGAGTTATCGGTTGATATTACATTTCCGCAGGGCATCTTTTTCATTACGGACAGCGGATCGCGCACTAGCAGCAGCGTCAGCTTCAAAATAGAATTCCGCGAAGTCGGCAGCGCAACATGGCTCGACCCGACATTTACAGCGGCGACAAGTAATCACACAAGCGGTTCGGCGATCACAATCACTGCGGCATCGAACGCCGCGATCAGACATGGGTATCGATGGTCTGTAGCATCTCGCGGAGATTATGAGGTTAGGGTAACGCGAACCAGCGCACTTACAGGCAGCACGCGGCGCGGTGAGGCGATGGCATGGACTGCGCTGCGCTCGATCACCGATGAAGACCCGATCAATTTCGAATATCCGCTTGCTCGCACTGCGCTAATCATTAAAGCGACGGATCAGCTTAACAGCGTTGTCGATGAACTGAACGCCGACGTCAGTAGTTACGTTGAAAGCTACACTGGCTCTCCCGGAACATGGGCGGAAGCTGTTTCTAGCAATCCCGCCGATCTTTTCCGGCATGTGCTGCAAGGCAACGCAAACGCTCGCCCGATAGCTGATGCACGCATTGATATCGATGGGCTAGAAGATTGGCATGATTTCTGCGCCACAAAGGGTTTCGAATTCAATATGATTCGAGATTTTCAATCGAGCGTCTGGGACACGCTGGCAGACATCGCATCTGTCGGACGCGCATCTCCGACGCAGATCGATGGCAAATGGAGTGTCGTCGTTGATAAAGAACAAGCCGCCCCTGTGCAGCACTTTACGCCGCGAAATTCATTCGGCTTTGAGGCTGAAAAAGGTTTTCCCGATCAGCCGCACGCGCTGCGTATTCGCTTCCCGAATAGAAATAAGAAGTTCGAACAGGACGAGCGCATTGTTTACAACGACGGTTATGATGAAACGAACGCTACGAAATTCGAAAGCATCGACGGGCTGGGCATAACTGATCCAGAGCATATCTGGAAGTATGGCCGATTTCACTTGGCACAAGCCGCTGTCCGACCGGAACGCTGGACGTTCAACGTAGACTTCGAGAACCTTGTCGCGACACGCGGCGATCTTGTTCTGGTGACGCATGACGTTCTTCTAGTCGGGTTGCAATCAGGTCGCATCAGTTCGTTAATCACATCCGGCGGAAATGTCACCGGATTCGTGTCGGATCAAGTTCTGACGATGGAGGCTGGCAACGATTATGGCGTTAGCATCAGAACCGTATCGGATGCGGAAGTGTCGAAAGGCATTGTCACGAACGCCGGAGATCAGACGACGATCACTTTCTCGACGCCATTCGCGACCGGCACAGTAGCAGAGGGCGATCTTTTTGCGTTTGGCATACTCGGCAGCGAGACTATCGAAGGGTTGATATTGTCAATCGAGCCGTCCGTCGATCTGGCTGCGAAGGTCATTTGCATACCGTATTCGTCAGGCATCTATTCCGCTGATACCGGCGCGATTCCGGTGTTCGATAGCAAGATCACGCCGCAAGCTGCGATATCCGCCGTCGAGGTTATAGATGTCGTATCCGACGAGACGCAGCTACAGCTTGGCTCCGGTAACACGCTGATCCCGCATATATCGATTTCGTTTCAAAATATATCTGACGAATTCGCTGTACTCGATGTGCAGATCAGGGCTACCGGGACCGGGGAGAGTTTCCAGCCCGCTTCGATACTGTCGCAGAATAACGGCAACGTGGTCCTGAATAACGTGGAGGAAGGCGCGACGTATGACATCCGGCTGCGATTCCGCGATCTGCAACGTCTGCCCGGAGTATGGACGACAATCGCGGGGCATACTGTGGTCGGGCAATCGTCTGCACCAGCAGGGCTGCAAAACCTGCAAATCTCGGTCGCGGGCGGCAATGCGATCCTGCGCTGGGATAGGCCGGAAGAACTCGACGTGCGCTTCGGTGGGCAGGTTAAATTCAGACATGCGCCTGATCTTGTCGCTGCTGATGCTGATTGGCCGGAATCAACCAGCATCGGCACAACAGCGAAGGGTGACGCGCTTATCGCAACGCTGCCGCTGAAACCCGGAACATATCTGGCGCGTGTCTTCGACCGAAACGGGCATGGGTCGCAGGTCATCGCCAAGGTCGCGACGAAACAGGCGAGCGTTTTGGCTTTCGCAAACGTCACCAGCTTAACTGAGCATCCGAATTTTACCGGACCGAAGACGGACGTCGTGCTTGATGGCACTGCTATAAAAATAGCCGGTTTGGGGCTGATAGATGACGAAGCTGATATCGATTCCATCGCGGACTTCGATGCGCTCGGTGGCGTAAAATCAACCGGCACATATGATTTCGCATCGGGATTCGATTTGACGACCGTGAAGCGCGTCAGGCTGACAAGCAGCATCAGCGCGGTCAGTATCAACCCGAATGATCTGATTGATGAAAGAACTGCGCTTCTGGACGATTGGGAAGACTTCGACGGCACGCTGCAAGCATCATCTGACTGCCGCGTGCAGGTTAGAACTACTGACGACGACCCGAGCGGTTCGCCGACATTTGGAGAATTCAACAATCTCGACAGCGCAGAGTTCGAAGCGCGTGGTTTTGATTTTCGTGCTATACTGACGACAGACGACCCGGCGTTTAATACTCGCGTCAGTCAATTATCTGTCGTGGCGGAGGAAATTTGATGAGAAAAGCGATACTCGACGACGACAACAATCTGATCGATTTCGAAAGCAAATCGAGGCTGGCGAAGAGCGATATTGATTGCGGCGACCTTCCGACCGATGGCAGCTATAGATTTGTTGATGGTTCTTTTGTTAAAAATACAGCAATGATCCGGTCGAAAGTAAACCGCGACCGCGCATTGTATCTGCTGATTCGTGCGGCGCAGAATGGCGAAGACGTACCGCAGGAATGCGTCAGATACGCTGACTGGTACGCTAAACACTTCGGAGAATAGAAATGGCGCAAGAAGATTATACGATTGCAAATGCTGACGGCGCGACCGTTCGAGCGGATATTAACAGCCATCTTTCGGCTATCGTCAGCAACAACAGCGG